CCGCTGATCGTCCGATCCGCCTATCGCAGCCCGGAACACAACCGTGTTGTCGGCGGGGCCCCGGCCTCGAAGCACATGCAGGGCACCGCTTTCGACATCGCCATGACGAACCACGATCCCGTGGCCTTCGAGGCGGCGGCGCGCGCTGTGGGGTTCCTCGGGTTCGGGTATTACCCGCGCTCCGGCTTCATGCACATCGACCTCGGGCCTGCCCGCTCCTGGGGCGATCCCTTCCCGGTGCGGCCTGTTCCCTTCGCTCCGGAACTGCCGCCCGCGCGCGAAGTCCTGTCGGAAAGGCGCACACTGCGTGGTGGCGGGGCCGCAGGGGCGGCCACCATTGGTGCGGCCGGGGTGGAGGTGCTGCAAGACATCCTCGCTGAAACCCAGTCCGTGATCCAGCCGCTGGTGCCTTACCTCGATACCCTGCGCTGGGTGCTGATCGCCATCGCGCTGATCGGCATTGCCGTGACTATCCATGCGCGGCTGGACGATTGGAAGCGGGGTCAGCGGTGATCGTCTGGCTCCTCACCCATGGCCCGGCGCGGAAAGTGCTGGGCCTAATCTTCGCCGCCACAGCGATCCTGCTGTTCCTGCTGAACCTGCGCCGTGCCGGTGAACGCTCCAGGCGCGCCGCCGAACGGCTTGATACCCGAGAGAAAAACAATGTCATCCACCGCCAGATGCTCGATGCCGCCGCCCGCCGCCCTCCTGATCGTGATGCTCTGGCTGACCGGCTGCGTGACGGGCGGTTCTAGCGCCCGCGCGCCCTGCCCGCCCGTGGTCGACTACACGGGAGCCGATCAGGCGCGGGCCGCTGACGAGGTCGAAACACTTCCGGAAGCGGCCGTCATCGTCAGGATGCTCGGTGACTACGCTGTCTTGCGTGATCAAGCGCGAGCGTGCCAATGATGATACAGCGCGGACCTCGGCACCAATCTCTCAGCCGAGGCGCGGTTTTGTCGATCAGCGGTATTGTCTCATGATTGAATGGCCCTTTGAATTCCAGCGTGTTCAAGACGCACTCGACAGGCGGACCATGACGGGCCAGGAAGCTGCGCGCGAAATCTTCGTCGCCAGGCGCAAGCATGGCCCGCCTTGGCACTGGAAGAACTGGAAGCGCACCAGGGTTCAATTCCTTGGTTCGGAATGCGCAACATGCGGCGCCGATCATGAAGCAGTGCTCGTCCTTCAGCACACAGTGAGAATTCCCCGCGTTCAGCCCTATTTGGACAAGGCCAAAGCCGAATATGAGTCGCAAGAACCTGCCCACGACTATCGCGCTGAGTTACGATGTGAATCCTCGACAGTCAGAGTTCTGCAACAACGCCGGTCGAATTCGGCCGTGTCCATGCCGAAGTCGTCGACGAGCGCACGGACTTCTTGTGCATTGAGCACACCGGGGTGCTTCTTGTTGGCGACGTAGACACCTTCTAGCGCGAGGTCATACTCCCCGACATAGAAGAATGTTCGATCACCTGACATGTCGATGCCTGCCTGTTCGAGGGCCTTGATTTGTTTTTCAAGGAGTTCAATTGCTTCTTTGTCGTCCATCTGGGGCCTTGGTTCTTCTTCACCCGGCTGAAATACCGGTTATTCTTCGGATGGCGGCACTTCGGCCCACACCAGGTATTGGTATTCCCCGCCCTCACTCAAGGTACGCTGAACGATGTCGCGGATATTGGCGGCAGATCGCTGTGGATCGAGAAAGATCTGCCATTCTTTCTCATAGCCTGGACTTCTGTTCGCCAAGAAGTCGTACTCGAAGGTGCGCCCGGTTCTACTACCGCCCCGAATTCTAACGACTTCCAGCCGCGCAACGCTGTAGCCCCGCGACGCCATGAATTCGTTGAACTCGAGCATTACGCTTGAGGGCTCAACATACACGAATTTGCCAGCTTCAAGCTGATCCAGCATTTCTTCAAACTCTTCGCGCATGTTCACTCCAATGGCCTGATGATCGGGTCGGGTTCATTTTCCGTTTCCCAAAGGGGGCGGTTCCGATTGCTTACAGCGACGACGCGCCCCTCCGGGCTCAAGAGAACCCAATGCCCGTCCTGTCCAGTCAGCAAGGTCATGTCTTGGCCCCGGTATCGACCACGTCCGGCGACGATTCCACTAAGATCAGGCCGGGGATTGGCGATTATGTCATCGATTTGCCCGACAGTGTGCCCTTTTCCTGTGATGTATTCCAGCCCGTCGCCCTTGCCGCCGTGGGCCCCAATCGTATTCCCGCCAGGGGTGGTGAACGCCTCATCCCGACGTGCCTCGACAATGTTCGGCCCCACCTCATCCGGGATCGGCGTGGAGATGAAGTTGCCAGTCGGGTCCTCGGCGGCGGGCACCCCCGTGTGGTTCGGAAGCCCAAGCACCTCGGCCGGGTAGGTTTCCAGCCACTGCTCGATGCGTTCCGGCGTGAAGCCTGGAAGCTCACCAAGCCGACGTTCGCCCTCGGTCAGTTCCGGGAAAACCTCGACCCAGCCTTGGGCAATCGTGCCGTCCTGCAGCCGCAACCGGCCTTCTGCAAAGGCGTTGTAGGCTTGCTGCACGAAGTCTCCCAGGGCGAGTTGTGCGGCCCTGTCCCCTTCGACGACACGCACTATGGTGCCAGGGTTCAACATCTCGTAAAGCGCAGCCGCCTGGCCTGCGATCTGCGCGGCCTCAACCGACTTCGGCAAACTGGACCCCAGACCAGAGATGACTGATTCCTGCACCAGTTCGTGAGCCATAGCCGCAAGGAGCCCTTCGGCCGATCCGGGATCCACGCCAAGGATTTCTGCCGCGCGTTGCAGCCGACGTTCTGTGGCCAGACGCGTGAATTCCTGCAGGGCGCCTCTGGCGGCCAAAGCCGCCAGAGCGGCGGTTCCAAGCGGCGTGATCGCGACGGCACGGAGACCGAGGCGACGCAAGAGGGCATCCACGGGCGCCTCGGCCGGAAGGGCAAGTTCTGCCAGTACCACATCATTCCGCGATCCCGATGCGATGGGCTCAGCGAAACACCGACAATTGTGCGCCTGCCCCGGATGGCCGCCTGCGGGCGGCTCGTCCCAGCGAAACACCTGATCGTCGTACTCAGCGTGGCTGTCGCGCACTTTCGCGTCGTCCTGGGAGCGCCAGATGTAACGCTCGATCCCCAGATCTTGCTGCCGAAGCTGGTTGATCAGGCCTGCGAAGGCCCGCAGCAGGCGTTCTTCCATGGCGGTTCGCAGGGGGCGAAGGCGTTGCGGATGGGTCTCGTATTCTTCGAAGATGGCCGTCAAGCGCGCATCCCACTGGCGCAGCGCTTCCTCCTTCGCATCCGAAACGTCGCGAAGGTCGGCTTCTGTCGCCCAAGGCACGGTATCCGGGGGCGTCAGCGCATTCAGCAGCATCCGGGCGTTGTCGGCGATCACGCGGTCGAGTTGGTCGGTGAAATCGGCCCGCAGGTCCGCATAGCCGGGGAAAAGCGACTTGATCGAAATGCCTGCGCGATAGCCGAAAACGGCCCCGTTCTGCCGTGCGAACACATACTGCCCGCTGCCGCCGTGGCGGAGAAATTCCCGTAGATTGTGCTGCATGGAACCTCCCGCTGACCCGCGGGTGGTTTGTAGAGGCAGTTGGTAAATAAGCGTTCACCCCACCGTACGGTGCCTGCAACACGGCAACGGCCCAAGGGAGGCTGCGAGGTTTATGTCAATGCCCACGACCCGCGAATCCATCCTCGCCGCGCTGCATGCGCGGCTTCAGCCGCTTGCCGCCCTCTCCCTGCGTGACGAGGTGCTGCCAGAGCGGATCCCGGCGGCCGGTCTGATCATCCTGCGCGATGGCCAGCCGGGCGAGCCGGAGGTGACGCTGTCGCCCCTGCGCTACCATTACCAACACCGCGCCGAACTGGAGGTCATCGTCCAGGCGGGCAGCGGCCGGGCCAGTGCCTTTGACGATCTGATCGCCGCCATCGGCTCGGCTCTGGAAGCCGACCGGACGCTCGGCGGCCTTTGCGACTGGGTCGAACCCGAAGCCCCGGCCTCGGTCGACCTTCCGGTTGAGGGTGCCGCGGCGCTGAAAGCGGCGGTGATCACCGTCGTCCTGCACTACACCACCACCGGCCCTCTGGGCTGACTTCCCCCACATAGGAGACCCCCATGGCACGCGCACACGGCGCGCGGGCGCAGATGGCGCTTGCGTTCGAAACCGTCTACGGCACCCCGCCCGCCTCTGGCTATCGGACGGTGCCCTTCGCC